TTGCGCATTTGGGCCTCTGTGTAGCAGCCTGGCCCGCGCCAGCCCATGATCCCTGCGATTTCTGCGTCGGTCACTTTTTGCTCCTTACGCGGATGGCGTTCAGAACATGGTCTGTCGCGAAGGCCGCATCGGCAGCGTCCAGGCATGCCTGGCGCGTTTCCCGGCGGGCCTGCTCGATGGCGGCGTCTAGGCCAGCGCCACGGATCGGCTCCGGTGCATCGCAGCTCACGAACACAGCCGGCCAGCCTTCTCCATCACGAAGCACTCGATACCGCTCCGCATCCTCGCGCAGCGCCGCGACCTCGGCTCTAAGACTTGCCACCAGCTTTGCGGCCCGATGCAGCTTCCAATCTAGGCTGCGGCGCTCGCGCTCAAGGCGGCGATACCATTCATCCCCAACCCATCCGCCCGTCGGATCTTGAATCATGCAAGGGTAGCCGGTCGCTCCTGGGCGCCACTTTGCAACTTTCTGCCATTTTGTTGCTGATCTGCTCATAACGTCCACTCCTTTCCGTTGGGGGCGAGTATGGCAGCTGAAAATTCGATCCCCGTGGCCGGAATAGCGTTTCGCTGCTTCTCGACCCACGCGGCAATCCGTTCGCGCTCTTCCCGGCGGGCCTGCTCGATGGCGGATTGATCGAAGTCGCCATTCAAAATGGACAGGCCGAAAATGGTGTGCCCGTACAGGTTCGCTGTCACACGGCGCAAAAGCCCGATTTCAGAAAGCCTGCGCATCATCGGCTTTGGAACGTCATAGCCTTCGTTGTCTGTCACACACTCATGGAAGCGGCGCAGCGCCTGCATTTCATCTTCAAGGATCGCGAACGGAAGCGTGCATTGCGCCTCGGCCGCCTCGCGCCGGGCTTCAGCCAGAAGAAGCAACGTCGTCTTGATTTCGCCGAGACGCTTTTCGTTCAGCGACTCCATATCACGCAGCAGCGCCGCAGCCTCTTTCAGTGTGTCAGCGTCACTTTTGCTCACGCCGACTTGCACAGTCCGCTGGCCGATTCCTCGATCCAGCAAAGCGTCATCAATCGAGCTGGCGACTTGCTCCAGATACTCAGCCGTCAAAAGCGCATCACTCATAGATGCCATTCTCCATGTCATCAACTTTCTTCTGCTGGGCAGGGAAAAGATTCCCGAACTCCCGCACCCATTCAAGGGCAGCGGTCTTGCGCTGGATGATTTCTATAAGGTACATGGCGGCCACAAACTGCGCGATGCAGACGATTCCGAGAATCGCGGCGAAAATTGTAAGCGGTTCCATTGCTTGTCCTTTCGGTTGTTGGTGAGTCCAGTATAGAACCGGACTCGCCCTTGTTGGTTGCCGTTCGTCGGGTCAATCCAGACTGATACTGCTCAAATGTCGAATAAGAGAATCAACGATTGCAGGCAGATCGGCCAGACGGTAGAGGTAGGCGGCGCGGTCGCGATCAACGTGGTCAAAGCCGAGCTGAGACAGCCCTTCGCGGCTGATCGATAGCGGTGCCAGCCGGCCGTTGATTTGGCCGAGCGTAATTCGGGCGCCGGTGTCGTTCGCGACGGGGGCTGCAGTGATGCCGGATACCGAAGCAGTGACTTCCGTATCGGCCGCCGTCAGTCCATTGCTGAGCACAGGCTCGCTCTGCCGGATCTGGGCGCGTTCTTGTGCAGCCTGGCGATCAACTTCTTCAGCGCGCTGCATGGCGATGCGCGTTTGCTCGGCCGCTTGCCGGGTGCGTTCATCCGCTTCCGCCTGGATGCGTGCGCGCTCGTCTGAGATCTGCTTGTCTGCGGCGGCTTTCGCTTTGGCATCCGCCTCGGCTTGCAGGCGGGCGCGGGTTTCTTCTTCCTTACGGGCCTGCTCGGCCTTGTGTTCAGCGATGCGGCTCTGCGCGGTGAGGCGAACGAAATCGGCGTCGCGCAGCAGCAGGGTTGCACGGTCGTTGAACAGGAACTCGAAGCCCTTTGCCTCGGCGTTCAGGATCTCGATGTTTGCCCGGATCTTGTTGGCGCCGTCATTCACTGCGATCTTGAAGCGAGCGAGCTCACCATCGATCTTGTCGAGCATGCTGTCGAGGCTCTTCAGACCCTTGATGACGCCAGCAAAGTCGGCAGGCGGATTCGGCAGGATGTTGTCGAGCTGGCGCGCTGCGGCCATGAAGTAGTCGGCAGCCTTGTGTTTTGCGCTTTCGACCAGCTGCAGCTTGCGGTTCTCTTTCTCGACCTTGACGATCTTTTCCAGCTGCAGACGGTTCGAGCGGGCTAGCTCGCGCAGCGTGGCAATAGTGCGCGTGGCTACTGACACCGCTTCGACCTGGGCAATCGTGGCGGCGCTGGCTTGTTCCAACGCATCCTCGGCGGCTTTGAGCGTCTTCACCGCAGACTCACAGTCGGCGAAATCCTGATCCGTCTCGGGGGCCGTATTGATGCGGCCAAGATAATCACGCAAGGCGGCATCAAAGCGCGGAAGGTTGTCAGCGACGAAAATCGATCCGGTGACTTGCACGACCACAGCGGGCAGGGCTTCAACCGGCGCAGCAACAGGATTCACCGTTTTGGCCTGCGGCTCGAAGGTTTTCAGGTCTTCATCGAACTGCTTCCAGCCTGCGATCAGGCGGGCGCGCCGTTCCGGCTTCGAGAAGTAGGTGATGTGCTCAAACTGCTCGCCTTCTTTCCCGTTGCTGGTGATGAAGAGGCATTCGTCTGCGCCGGACACCAGCAGCTGATGCTCAACCTGCGGCCAGTGGGTATCCGGCAGGTCATCGTTGAGCCGGATGAAGTCGGCCAGCGCCTGGTTGTAGAGCTTGTGCTCGAAAATCTTATCTTCGAGCATGGTCAGTCCGTCGAACGAGGCGAGCAGCTTCAGTCCTTCGACGACTTCTGTGCCAATGGCCGGATAGAGCTCGTCAGCAATGACCGTCTCGGCAAGCGGGCGGGCCAGTGCTTCGGCTTCGTGCCCCTTGTCGAACAGCATCTGCGTGCCGACATCGACCTCCGGTGTGATGCCTGTTTTCTTTTCAGTGAGCAGCTGGGTACGGGTCTTGTACTTGGACAAGCCCAGCATGGCCGGCGCATCGGATGCGCAGAAGTGTTCGGCGCGAGCGGCATGCCACTCCGGCGAGCCCTGGATAAGGTTGAGCAGTTGCATGATTACTCCTGATTGAGTCCTGCGAGAAAATCGGAATGGTCGGGCATGTCAGCCGGAGCGCTTGCCGGCTCTGAAATGGTCTTGCGCATCGAAAGGATCTCCGCGCGTTGTTCGGCGGTGAGTTCGTACTTGCTGGATACCATAGCTATGATGCGTTCAGGGGTTGTTTTCCCGGCGTTAAGCGACTTCTGCCATGACGGCTTGTTTTCGCGCAGCGCGTCGTCGCTGTATTCCGGAAGGATCACTTCAGCCGTGGGGGTGCCCTCTTGCAGCGGGCGACTGCCAACAACTTCGGCGGCACCCATTTCCTTGCCTTCCATTTCTTCGGCAGTTGGCTGGCTGCCGACTTCAGGAAATGCCTTGCGAAGCGCTTGGGCCTCCGCGCATTTCGCAATCTGTCCGTAGGGGCGCTTCTTCCACATGGCATTCGGCGCTTCGGAGTCTTTCCCGGACGTGGCGTAGTTCTCCTTCCAGTACTCAACAGCCGGGAACTCGGCAATCGTGCCGTTCGAGAGCAGGCGCTTGACTACGACCTTGCACCACTTCGGATAGGTCATTTCGACACCTCCAACGCGATCTGTAACGTCCGGCCCAAACTCGGGCTCAGACATGCCGCCGTATTCGCCGGTACGCGCCGCTTGAGTGCGGTACAGGCCGATGCCCGGCATGATCACGTCACGCATCGACTTGGAGTTTTTGTCCCACATCGGAACGATGTGAACAGGCTTTTGCATCGGGTCGAGCATGCTGGCGCGGCAGTAGGACACCACCATCTTGATTGACGGCATGGACGCTCCAGGGTACATGCTTGTCTGGAGTACATGACACAACTCCTGCTCATCCATAGCCAAAGCAGGAATGTTGCTTGATTTTGTATTGGTGCTCACTTCAGTGCTTGTCATATTTCTGCCCTTTCACTTGTAAAAAACTTCGCCGTCAAACGCGATGGCCACAAGATGCCCGCCGTTTTCCTGGCTCGTCCAGATGCCCTGCACGCGGTTGTAGCCAAGATTGGAAACGGCCAAGGCCATCTTCTCGGCCTCATCAAGCTCGGTGATTTCTTGGTCGTCGCTCTTGGGGGTCAGCAGTTCGCCGATCTGGTATTTCATGGTGTGTCCTTTGGGTTGGCTGTCAGTCCGGGGTCGAAACTACGTTAGGCTTCAATATGAATCAGCACAGATTCAAACTGTCCATCACTTACTTCAGCCAACATGCACGCTGATTGCGAGTTTCGCAATCAAGCTATCGTGTGCTGCATACCACCCCGCCCAAGCATCTTGTACAGATGGAAAAACATAATCTCCCGCCTCGTTTCGTCGTTTTGTGTGCGGATTGTTTCCGAGATGTTCAAGTTCAAACGCCTTGCGAATTTTGTGTTCAGTCATCACATTCTCCTTTTTATGCCAGCCTAACCGTTCGGTTGAGTCGGACCCAGCGAAGCTTGGCCGCTCACCTCTGCGTTATAGCGCTGAAGACGTTGCGTCATATCCTCAATGCCGCACTCAACCAGCAGCGCGCAAATTGCCTCTGGCCGCATGTCCTCGCTGTCGTGCTCGGCCAGCTTCGCCAGCACGTCGCGGAACTCGTAAAGCGCGTTCCACGCATCGTCAAACGCTTCAAGCCTCGGTGTAATCTTTCCGCCAAGGTTCGTCCATCGAATCGCAAATTCTCCCGTAGTGCCACCGTCAGGGTGATAGAAGCCAATCATCAACTCATCAACCTTGTCGTTGTTGGCAAGGCATGCTTTCCCGTACCATGCTTCCGAAAGGTGGGTGAATCCGCGATTGCATCCGTCGTGGTTCTTCATGCTTTCTCCTTTATCGCGCCGCGCTCTAACACGGCGTTCAACGCGTACATTCGTAAGCTGCGCTTGCTCGGCCCGTTACCTCAACGTTATGCCGTATTGTGGCTCGGATCAGCTTTCCCCGCTGACATTTCCGACGAACGGCAGGGCCTGAGCCTGCTTTACCGCCTCGACAATCATGTCGGCCAGATCCATAGCCTGCCGGCAGTTGAAGTCCCCGAGCTGTACGCCAAGCGACCCATTGCGGGCCTCAATGATGATCCTAGGGTCAATCCCATGATCGACGATCCGGCAGAACGTGTGCCAGCCGTCAAGACCTTTTATGCTCAATTTCTTTCACCTTTCGCTTGAAGTATTCGATCTTCTCTAGCAGCTCTTCGCGCGTCCATTTGTGAGTCTCGTTGTTGTTTTTCAGCGCCTCATACCGATCAAGCCCTATCCTCTCAATCGCGCCGGCTTCGATTTGGTGCGGCTTGGCGCCGAAAGGTGAATTGCATTCCTTGCACTCGCCATGTATGTTGTCCTCATTGAATCTAAGATGTTTAGCGGCCCCCCTTGACCTTACATGCCCGGCGTCAAAATCCCCGCCAATCCTCCCAACAGGGAACGGCTTGTGACACACGAAGCATCCTTTGTCCCGGTCTCTCAGTCGGATATACAGGTTGCACCACCGCTGGCAAATCGCAATCAAGTCGTTAATTCTGAGCATGGCTTGCTTCTTTGCCCGCGTCTCGGCTCTCTCCTTTGCGGCTTCCTTCTTCTGGCTGGCTTCGCGCTTTTTCTTGGACTTCTCCGCCGACTTCATGGCATATGCGTACTTGCAGGCAAAGTCATCGCACGTCGTTTGCATCGGCCGCACCGGCTCGTACTTCTTCCCGCACTCCTTGCACTTACGCATAGGGGCTCACCGGAAGGCGCACGCCGAGTTCCTGGACTGCGTAGGCCTCGATCCGGCCCATGTACTCGCCCATCCCTTTTTTGGTCAGCTTGCCAGTCGATCCGACAAACTGGCGGGAGCCGTCCGGCATGTAGCGATACACCCCGCCGCCGGATTTGAACCACTCGCCGTGCTCGTCCTCTTTTGCCATTTCCGGAAGGACAAGCTGCTTCAAGTATTCATGCCACGTCTCGGCTGAGTACCGCTGGCCGTTGATGTAAGCCTGATCCGCAATCGGCTGGATGATCCCCGCCCACATCGCCGCAAGCTGATCGTCCGACCGGCTGCCGTTGTACTCGGAGATTGTGATCTGCATAGGCTGGCCGTTACGGCTCATCGCCTGCCAGTTGTTGGCGACAAATGCCTCCAGCGCATCGATCTGCTGCTCAGATCGGAGGATGAATACCTTTTTCATCAGTTTGACCTTTTCACAGTTTTTGCGGAATCCATAGGCATCAAAATGATGGCTCCGTGATTTGTCCATGATTGCACTGTCGCCGGCGGATAGAGATTGTCGAGGATCACGCCCTGCACAATCAGCACCGCATGATCCCGGCCATCAGGCAAAACCACGTGCATCACCTCGCCTTCTCCGATAGCCTTTTTCAAGCTAAAAGCAAAGTCCTCGCAGTCACCGGAGAAAGGACTATCTACCGTCACAAACTCTTGCCAGACATCTTGCCCAGCGGGCTCAGCATGGTAGGTGAAGTTTGCCAAAGCGATAGCGTGCATGGCAATGATTGCTGCTAGTGTCATGGTTGTCTTTTCGGTTTGTTTTGCTGGTAGATCCATCATATCTAACCTATCCGCATCATTCTTAACTTCCCGACGAACGGCGAAAAAAATTCCGCTTGATCGTCTGCGCCGGACGTTCTAAACTTCGCTCATGAGCTTTTGGAGTGCTGGGTGGAGCCGGCGTAACTCCAAAGGCCCATAAGCCCTAAGCCCTCGTCGCCGGACTCCACTCCAGCGTCGGGGGCTTTCCTTTTGGAGCTATTGAAAATGGAAGACGTTAAGCAAGCTCACCACCTGTCACAGACAATCCCCTACTGCCTGACCAGAGAGGAAAAGCGCCGGCGCGTCCGCCTGTTGCTCGAGTCTTGGAAGCGCATTTTGAGGGGCGGATGATGCATTACTATCCTTTTCACATTGGCGACTTCAGAAGCGCAACAGCTCACCTCTCCAACGAGGAGGAGCTTGCATACAGAAGACTTTTGGACTGGTACTACGACACAGAGAAAGAAATCCCACTGGAAACCCAGTGGGTTGCCAGACGGTTGCGAGTGGGTTGCGATGCCTTAGAGGTTGTTCTGAATGACTTCTTCCTTCGCACAGAAACCGGATGGAAGCACACCAGATGCGAGCAGGAAATTGAGGAGTACAGGAAGACTGCAGCCAAAAATAGGGAGAACGGGAAGAAAGGCGGACGCCCGAAATCCTTGCCACACAAGGAAGAAAACCCAGTGGGTTCCCAGTCGGTTCCCAGTGGCAACCCAGTGGCAACCCACAGCGAAGGCAACCAAGAACCAAGAACCAAGAACCAAGAACCAACAAAGACTCGTCGCAAGGCTTCGCCTGCTGAGTGTGAGTTGTTCGCAAGGTTCTACGCCGAGTATCCGAGAAAGGAAGCAAAGGCCAACGCAGTCAAGGCATGGGCAAAGCTAACTCATGATGAGCGGGTTTCTGCATGTGAGGCGGTGACGCGCTACGCGGCTGCAATGTCAGGCAAGGAGACGCAGTACATCGCCATGCCGGCGACCTGGATCAATGCGAAGCGGTGGCAAGACGAGACTCTTTCGGCCAGCGCTCCAAGATCATCCTTGTTTGCGGGGGTCATCTGATGATCCACGGAATGGATGCGCTGGTGCAGGCCAGAATGTCCGGGGCAAGGCCGGCGATGGTTGTTTGGCTATGGGTTGGCTTTGAACGCGGGAAGAAGGGCGGCGCAGCAATCAATCTCGAGATGCCGCGCCCTTCCTTGTCGGAGGACTATCGAGGGCTTGTTGGGCTTGACGTGATGCTGTGCGCAGCAGAATACAGCCCGGCATTGATGGAAATGTGGGAGCTTTTGAAACCACTGACTAACCGTCAAATGCTGTGGGTGAAAACATGGTCTGGCGACATTGGCTCGCTTTTGATCTGGGACAAAAAACAAGGGCAAAGGACGCTTGAGGACTGACATGGCAAATATTTTCACGCTTGACGAGATGGATTTTCAGACCTACATGGATCAGACCGAGGCCGAGCACAAGGTCCGTTCTTCTGGCGCATTCGTTGAGGATGTGGTCGATTACTTCTGGGGGTCTGGAGGCAACAAAGGCGCTGCATTGCCATGGGAGAAAACAGGAGACTTGATCCGGTTTCGACCGGGCGAGGTTACGCTGTGGTCAGGATTGAATGGGCATGGGAAGTCCCTTGTCCTTGGCCAGATGTGCATGGGATTTGTTACTCAGCGTCAGAAGGTCTGCATCGCATCGTTTGAAATGAAGCCGGCTATCACGCTCGCTCGGATTTGTCGTCAGGCTTTGGGTTGCAACAAGCCTGAAGAGCCGCTTATCCGGGAGTTCCATGAAATCACAGACCCATGGATCTACTTGTATGACCAGCAAGGCACCGTCAAGGCTGAGAACGTCTTAGCGGTCATCCGGTACTGTGCCGACAAGCTAGGCGCATCTCACATCGTGATTGACTCGTTCATGAAGTGCGGGATTGCCGAAGATGGGCCAAGCGCTTTTGACCAGCAAAAGGATTTCATGGACAAGCTCTGTTCAGTGTCAAAGGACACAGGGATTCATACGCACATCGTTGCGCACAGTCGGAAGCAGCGCGACGAAATGACCCCGCCGGGGAAGATGGATGTTAAGGGGTCTGGCACGCTGACAGACCAAGTGGATAACGTCATCACGGTATGGCGCAACAAGGCGAAGGAGCAAGCATCCCGAGAAGGGAAGCCGACCGAAGCGATGGACCCTGACTGTATTTTGCTTTGCGACAAGCAGCGAAACGGTGAATGGGAGGGCAGAATCGGGCTTTTCTTTGACCCTGCCAGCCTTCAGTATCTTGAGCACCCGGGCGACATGAGCCGCAGCATGGTCAGGGGTTGATATGGCATCCAAAGGCATCGCCAAGCACCTGATAGACTTTTGCGTCTCGCATCTTGAGATACACGGCAAGACCCGTCAGTCTCACGCCTACATCAAGTCCAACATCGAGCTATGGCGCGAGAAGTACGGCGAGCCTATCTCTATCGAGGTCACAAAGGCCGTGCGGAAAGCATGGGACGAGAAAAAGGCAGAGAAAACCAATCCGATTTTGTGAAAGACATGACGCACTCAGAACAACGAATCGCCGGAGCGCTCAAGCTCCAGCCCATGACAAGCGCCCAGCTCCAGCACTGCCTGATGATGCCGAGGGCGACCGTCAATCACCCCATTGCCAGGATGCACGACGAGGGGATCATCCGCCCGGACGGATTCAGCCAGGAAGTCGGTAAGCCTGTTGCAATCCTATGGAAGCTAGGCCATCATGGATACACACCGGGCACCAGTGAGAAGCGAGCGGATCGTCCTTAGTCCTTTCGGGCTTTACGCGAGCGAGATGGTGCAAGGGCAGGCTTTGTGGCCTTCATGGGGGAAATACGGCGCCCCGCCCGAAATGCCGCAATCTGGTGAGAGGCCAGAACCCACAAGCAAGCGCATTGATTCCATGACTTTCGGCGCGACGAGGATGCAGTGGCCGACGGTGCGCTTGACTTGTGGGTGGTTAGTCTCCTGCAGCGGCTCATGGTTCGATGTGTTTACGATGCACTCGGCGAACTATGGGCCGTTTTCTTTTCACCTACCGTTCGTCGGATCATCAAGCAAAAAATCCCGCTCTTGTGTAAATTGAACACATGCCAACCGGCAAACAACCGAAGGGAAAAATATGAACAATCTCCGCGAAACCAAGAAGCTGCCCAAGTCGGCAAACATGCTGCCGGCGTCTGTTGTCGAAGCGCTGCGCACCGCTACGCTGATCGAGACCCACAAGATCAAGATCCAGGCGATCGACGTCATCACAGCAGACGCCCGCATCCGGTTCCCGCACCTGTTTCGCAAGCACGGTGACCCGCTGGTGAATTTATCGCTTGTGCTGGGGATTCCGTCATGAAACCGAGACTCGAACACCGGCACGGCGTATGGTTTGTGTGGATTGGTCGCGCCTGCAAGTCCTGCGGCGTGACCCCGAGAAACGCATGGGAACGATACGAGGCGGCCAAGTGAAAGACCGCAGAAAAGCCCTGCGAATGCGGGCAATCGTTGATCTGGCCCGCAACGCTTTGAACGAAGGCGCAAGCACCAAGGACGCGGCCAATCTGCTGCGGATGGAGTTTGTGCCGCTGCATGTGGCCCTGCGGATTGTGGCGGGTCGAATTGTCTAACGCAGAACTGAGGGGCCGCTGAAAGCGGTCCCGCTCAAGTGCCGGATTATCCGGAGATTACTCAAGGAGAATGAAATGATTGAATGGACTAAGACGATTTCCGGATCATGCGAAACACTTGGCGGCGTTCCCGCAGGAGCGACAATTGAATCGGTGAATGATGTTGCGTGCTTGGGAATTTGCGAGAGCTGCGAGCAACCGATTCTCGAAGGCCAGAAATATGCCTCGGATGAGGACGGAATTTTGATTTGCTCGAATTGCATGGCTAACGTAGTTTCTGCCTCAGACTGATAAATAAACCGGAAAGGACTCAGAATGACCATCACCCAATCCGCATTCACTCTTGCCTGCGTATGGGCAAGCGTATGGACTTACGTTGAGATAATGTTGCGAACAACGAACATTGCATTACGTGCTGTTGCTACGTTCTCAATCGTCTCGCTGCTGATCTACATGCTTCCGGCCGTCGGCCACTGAAAGGAAAATCATGACCAAGATTCAAATCCCTCCGCTCAATGAAGGCGAAACCTACGTAGGAGCCATTGGCGACCGAAACGGAGATGTCTATCACCTGATTCTGCTGCCGGGCGACAAAGACGACGCGAGCTTTACCGAAGCGCTCGAATGGGCCAAGAGCATCGGCGGAGACCTGCCGACCAAGGTCGAGGCAGCACTGCTCTTCGAGCGAGCGAAGGATCAGTTCAAGCCGGAGTGGTACTGGACGAACGAAACCTTTGTCGATCCAGACGATGAAGATAACGACCGTTACGCCTGGTGCCAGACCTTCGGCTACGGCGACCAGTACACCACCCACGAGCTCTACGAGCTCCGCGCTCGTGCCGTCCGCAGGGCCAGAGCAGGAGATTGACGTGGCCACCATCGAACCCCTGATGAAAAGAACTGTTCGTTCTGGAGACTGCATCGAATGGACCGGCTACGTCTGCAAATCCGGATACGGGCTTGTGTGGCATGAAGGGAAGAACAGGTCGGCGCACAGGGTTTCGTTCGAGCTGCACAACACGCCGATCATGAATGAACAGCATGTCATGCACATCTGCGACAACCGGCGCTGCATCAACCCCTCTCACCTGAAACTCGGAACCCGCATAGAGAACATGGCCGACATGAACTCGAAGGGGCGCAACAGGCAGCCCAGCGGGGCGCATCACCCGAACGCGAAGATCACACCTCAAGCAGCGGAAGAAATCCGTCGGCGATATACGCCCTACAGCAAAAAAGATGGGTCCATGGCCCTGGCGCGCGAATTCAATGTGTCGCAAGGGACGGTTAGTGCAGTGCTTCGCGGCGTCACCTGGAAGTCGCGCAAATGACCAACATCCACCACGACCGCACGCTCCTGGCGAACAGCCTTCGCCGGCGCGGCCAGTGGATTGACCAAGGCATCACCAAGACATTCAGGAGGAATCCATGAACACGAACCACTGCGGGCAAGACGGCATTGAAGAGCTGCGACGCCAGCTTGATCTGGTGACGGGGGCGCTGAGAACCGCATACAAAACGCTTGATCGAGACGGTGACGAGTGGGGTCTCTGCGACCAATTGCGCGCAGCCCTCGCCGCCGTGCGCAATCCCGACCGTTCGTCGGATTGGTCAGCAAAGGTTCTCGGCGTGGCGTAGTATCAACTCATCAAACAACGCAACGCACCTGAGAAGATCATGGACAAATCTACCATCCTGAACGTACAAATCAGCGCCAAGATTTTGCAACGTGTTGCAGCAGGGATGACGGTTCAAGAAGCATACGATAGCGTTTTTGGTGACGGCGCTTACATGGACATGGCCGGGAAGATGTACGACGAGCTTCGCGCAAAATGATGCTGCTACTCTTGAGGCCAGACGGACAAGCCGCCGTCTGGTGTCACTCGTTGGATGATGTATCTGGAACAGAATATTCAGACTGGATAGATTGCACGTTGATGGGTGACGAGGAATTTCATAGCGTAGTTTTTAATGCTCAGAAAGGACTAAATGGTAATCACACCCAACACATCGCCAACAGCTCTGATGAGCTGGCTTGGCCCTGAAGCAAACATCATCAATGCCCTGCGGTGCCGGACAAACCTATGTGCTGCTGGGTGGTCAGGATTCGATATTCTGGACATCCCAAAGGACGTATTCATCGAGGCAGCTTTTCGCAACCCTTCACGAATGGACGCAGAATGAAACACTCAGACGAAATTGACAGCCTCCTGGATTTTGACATGGCGGATTACATGACATCCCACGAGGACATTTACAACGCCATCCGCACATGCATCGTCGAGGAAGATGGCAAAGACCTGATCGCAGTCCTGTCCGCAGCGCTTGAGGCGGCAAAGAGGATTGCGGACAAGGCTGATGACGCGGATGTCGCCAAGACAACCCAAGAATTTGTTTTGAAGCAGGCTGCCCCAGGAATGAACACGTGCGAAATGTGCGTATTGGAAAAAGAGTGTGCTTCTGGAGAAATCAGGGAAGATCTTGGCTGCATTCGTGCGGCTGAGATTGCAGGTATCCCGATTTTTCGCTCCTACTGGGACAGGGCCGAGTAACCACCACACCGAAGGAAAAGGCAATGAACGAACTGATGCACGATCTGATGAAAGAAAACGCCGAGCTGCGCCGCCAGCTTGATCTGGTGACGGGGGCGCTGGAAGGAATGCTCGCTGTTGATTCTGAGCTGGACGCTGAAATTGCTGAGAGCAACGCCCGCGCAGCTCTTGCCGCCGTGCGCAAGCTGACCGAGCGGGATTCCGAAGCCGAGCTTGAAGCCGTCATGGACGCGGTTGCGGATGCGCTGGGCGACGCCTACGACTGCATCCGTGTATGGGAGGCGTGGTTCGTTGGAACCATGAGCCAAGACGATTTTATACGGGTAGTCGATTCAGGCGAACGGCTGGCCGAAATCGCTAGCGCGGCTATCAGCGCCATGCGCAAGACTTCCGGCTTGCCTGCTGGCGAAGGGTGCGCCGCATGAGGAACGGCTCACTCCTGCTCCACGCCGCCGCATCGCTTGCTCTGCTCAATTCGACAGGCGTCGGCCACATACCTTCTGGAAACACTCCCGTTGGTCCCTACGCACCGGTAACGCACTACCGGGCGGGCAATGTCTCGCCGGCCAAGCGCCTGCAGGAACGTAAGCGCCTTGAGCGCAAGAATGGAGGCAAATAATGCTGTCAGCACTCAGTTACTGGTTCAAGTCCATCATTGGTGACATCGTTGCCTTTGGCCTTCTGTACCTCTGGCAGATCAAGGGCATGCCCGGTGCCGGCAACGCCTTTGCATTCCTGGTCTGGGCACTGATTGTCGTCAGGCTTCTGATCGGGTTTCTTGGAGATCGCGAATCGTT